CTACAACTCCCATAAATTCATGGCCGAAAATATCACCGTCTTCAGTGGCGGGGATTTTACCCCGGTATAGATGTAGGTCTGAGCCACAGATGCATTGGCTGTCACCCTTAAAATAACGTCATCTGGTTCCTGAATCACTGGATCTGGAACAGATTCAACTCGTACATCCCGAGCACCATGATAGGTAAGAGCACGCATGCGGATTTCCTCTCTAGTTCAACATAAATAGTCTCAAATAAGGCTGCTGATTATTAAAAAGCCTTTTTATTAGAGCCTTATAACCTGACCTAGAGCTGTAAATTAATGTATGAAATAAGGAAGCCGAGTGTTTAAAAAATAAACTTATATAGTACTTGCGTAATTCACTACAAAATATGTCAAAAATCGAGTAAATGATTAGGGTCTGTTGAGAGGTTCCTTATTTTGTACCTTATATTTACGTAACGGATGAAGATTTAGAATAGTTTTATCTTCCTACCAAAATACCAATCACTGGAATACATTAATAAACTAATTAAAAAGAAGATTTTTTAAATTTAACTTATGATGAACTCGTCGAGATTATTAGTAAGGCTCGGATGACTGGGCCTCAGATGATTCCAATCCTAGGAACTGTTGTTTAAAAGGATTAAAAATTAAATGCAATACGAAAAGGTGCACCAGATAACGAGCTCTGCTCTTAAGTTTTTTGAAGACCATCTAAAATCTCCAATGATATGGCAAGTTTTTCCCAGAAACTTTTGTGAGGAAGCAAGTAGCTTACTATTAATAATTCTTCAACAAGAAGGCATAAATGATTTTAAACTCATGAAAGGGACAAATATTGAAAATGAACATCATTTTTGGTTAGAAAATGATGAGTATGTTATTGATCTTACAGCCCATCAATTTGATGAAATCATTTCACCCTTCTTGCTCATAGAGAAAAGTAAATACCCTTTAAGTAAAGTATTTTCACTGGATATAAGTGAAATTATTGATTTTCAAAACTGGGGTGGACTAGATCCATTTAAGCCTAAAATTCAAAGTATTTTTTATGTGGATTATTACAAATAAAGCCCTCCTCAGAGAGCTTTCACACAAATACCTACACTCACATTGCTATTGATCGTATGAGCTGTGCATCCTGTTAGGAGAAAGCATAGTAATACTAAAGCCTTCATGACATCCAACTTTTAATTTTGGCTAGATTGGCTTTACGTTCAACTAAGCCATTTGTACCACCATTAATGCGACGGGTTATAGTTAAAACGTCATCACGATCTGCAAGTTCATTCAACCCGTTGTTAGTCCAGAATTTACAAGCGACTAGCAAGCCGATACTCGGAATTGCTACAAGTTCGGGATGTGATTCAAAATCAATGCCCAATGCTCGACCATATTTTTGGTAGTTATCACGGCCAGTCAATTGGATCGGTCCACGGCCTTTAAAACGCACACCATCGCCAGCCATAATATTACCTAGATCTTTTCGACCTTCATAAGCTGCGCCGCTGGCTATTTCTTCCATGTATCGAAAATTTCCTGATTCATGTGCAAGCTGTGCAATGAAGTGGGCAAAGCGCAACTCATTGTAGAGAATCGCATAATCTTTGAAGTGTACGTTAGCAGCTAATGCCAGTTCTTCAGCTCGGCTTTGATTTGCGCCTAGCTTCTTAAATAAGGCTGTAAGGGTGCTGCGTCCAATCTTTCCATCAACTGCAACACCAAGTGTTCTTTGTAGATTGATAAATTTCATTTCAGTTTCCTATAAATGTAAAAAACCGCCCGAAGGCGGCATTAAGTGTTTTCGATGTCTTTTCTGGCTTTCTTAACTTCTTTGATTACTTCAACAATTGTCTTGCCCTCCTGTTTATCAATAAAGTTAAAAATCCATCGGACCAAAGCCCAGCCGGGAATCCCACAAATAAAGAAGAAGCCACCAAGAGCGATCATCCCCCATACATCAGTAACCCATTCATGAAGTCCCCACTTCACAATAATGAATGAGCCGCCAGCCAAACTTGATACAACCGTACAGATCAAACCAACTGCCCACTCTTGTGGTGAGCGTGGCATACGAGTCATTAATACAACTGCTGCAACCAAACCGACTGCTAAAGTCACCATTATTGCTGCACCATAAAATTTTAAAATTGCTGTTAAACCGCTTGTGGAAACTGGTTCCATAAATCTCTCCAGATATTTTTAGACAATAAAAAAGCACCCGAATTGGGTGCTCAAAGTTCTTATAAGGTTTAAAGGGTTTGTAAGATTTTCCCCCCATTAATCAATTGAGTTGTAAGCGGTGCCACCCCAACAATTGCAGGTCCACCCGGCCCCGGCTGACCTTCAGTTGTGCCATGGTATTGCCAGTTCCATGTTCCATCATTGGTAGACTTGGTGCCACGTTCGCCCCAGTTTCCGCCATCCCCTGATAATGGAGACCCATAACGGTCATTTTGGGTTCGGTAACCTTTACCGGGTACCGAAGCTTCAGCATCAGTGATTTTCATAACCAATAAATAACTCTCCAGATAGAGGCGATAATCTTGTGAGTCATTTGAAATCGGCTGTCCAGTCATGACCCGACCAAATGGTGCTCCAGCACCACCAGGAATTCCCTGAACCCCATAAGATGATCCAGTGTAAATACCACTTGGTGTTGCTCCACCACCTGAGCCGCCTCGAGCTAACGTCCCTCCATCGATAATCAGGTTTAGTTTGCTGTGCCGGTTCAATAAACCTGGTGCTCCCTGAAAACCATCACGCCGGGTTTTGGTAAAATTGAAGTCTGAATCTTTTTCCCAATCTCCGTAAGCTAGATGTGGCAACCCGCCATCACCACCACGTCCAACAACAGCACCTTTAATAGTCAAATTTACCACGAGATCAGGTGGGAACTCACCAGTATCAATAGCAGGTAATTCTGATGCAGCTGGAACGATATACTCTCGTTTTGCAGGACTAGACTTATAGTCGAATTTATAGACAAATCTGGTCTCAGGTCGGTAAGAACTTGAGCTTGAAACCAGCGCACCAGCTTCAACTACAAAGCTAATTTCTCCAGTCGTTGGTAAATCACCTCTTTGCATTTGATATAAACGTGCCAGATTAATATCTAGCTGGTCATATCGAATGTAAATCGGTGAATCATCTACCGGCACATCAATGAAATCCTTGTCATTGAGGTAATAGCGCTCATCATAGTTAATTGCCGTAATGGTATTTGAGAACTGGTCAGCCGGTTCTCTTTTCGCTACCAGATAAGGCAATGAGCCTTTGGTATCGTCATTAACCACCGTATAGATAGTATTCACAAAATCATCAGGACTAAGCTTTAAGGCCCCGTTCGGTAAACGGCCTAAAACCACCTTGTTCTTGGCAGATCCAGCGGTAACAGGAATAAGGTCCACTGTGCCATCCCCCATTTGCAGATAAATCACATAGCTCTTGCCTGCAATGAAATCTACATCATGGCTTAAGGTGAGGATTAAACCTTCTTGCTGTACCACTTCCCCGCTTTGATGAATACCATTGCGATAATCTGCTACAGCAATACGGTCACGTAGCACAAGCAACTCAGACTCAGGCGCCGCATCAAAGGTAATGGATTTGCGCTGGAAGCGCATCTTGTTCCAAATCCGGTACGCATTGAAATGAGCTTGCCATTTGTTTCGGACACCAACAGATTTCACCTCTTTAGGGTTTTTGGCTCCTTTATCCGGTAAATAGATATTGATACGGCTATCGTCGGTCGGATCCGTGTATTCATAGATCAGTCCGTCGTAGTCATCCATCACGCCAAAGGTCAGGTCATACTTGTAACTATCCGGAATGATATTCCTGAAGTTAAACAGCATTACAGAGTTATCGGTTGGCCGTTCAAAATAAAGCTTGAGCTTATTATTTTGACGATATGCAGTGCAAAATACGGCATCACAAAGATTGGTAACCAGCTCTTCAAAAGACAGGTTTGTATCATCAATTGTGGTACAGAACTCAGCCGCTAGCGGTGTACCAAAATAATCAACTACATCGTTATATGTGCGATAGATGTTTTCCAGATCAATCTCATCGATCGAACGGCGGCCAATCTTGTCATCGAGTGCCATAGATACCAAAGCATCAGCAAAGCTAGACGTTGGATATAGCTCTGTTGTCATTGCCCCGTTTTTATAAGTCGGCAACATTCGCTGAAGATCGAAGTTGATCTTACGGGACTTGACAGATAAAGCTCCAGTGGTTGCATAAGTACGCGCACGAAAAACCGTTTCATGCTCATACACTGTGCTTTGCAAAGGATAAGCACCGTAAAGCGCCTGCCACTTTACTTCATCAACAACAGTGGTAACTGCCGGTGTTGGAGTTAAACGGCGTGCACGGACACTACAGCGCCCCTGAAAAGTCACCATATCCAGCGTTGCACCAACCGTTTGGCGTGACTTTGCCGAACCCTTTAAAATGATCTGCTTCAGCATTGGATTGCCAATGGCTGCACCAGATTCATTAACCGGCGTTACTTCAACTTCAATCGTGACGTTTACAGCACCCTGATTTCCACCTGAAGAAACGGTATAAAGTCCATTTGTGGCCACAAAATTACACAGCACCCGACTACGTTCAACATTGTCCAGAATGAATGGACCAATCCATTTTTCACCTATTGAACTGATCTTTGGTGACAAAGCTGCAGTTTGTTGGTTATTTAACTCTTTAAGCTTTAACCAGTTAGCATTAACGGCCGCCGGATTTGATAACGTCATGCGATCATCAGCAACTGATAGAACGCTGTAAGTGCCGTTTAAATCATAAGTCTGGCCGTTAAACGTGAATGAGGCATTGGTGATTTCTACGCGGTCATTACTTACAAACTTAGTGGTTAAATCCGTATTGTTTGCAGATGCCCGAAGGATCTCGTTTGGATATGCAAAATGAAGATAATTGGTACCCTCTAAAGACTGTGTATCTGCAGGACGTAAAACTTGGCCATTAACAGAAGTTTGATGCTGGACCGTTAGTGGCGGCGTGGTAATTTCGGTACCAAGCGAGAAATATGGCTCACCCGAGACAATATCGACGCCTGGTCGAAAGACTTCTACCGATGCACCGGCAATATCGACAATATTGGTTTCACCGTCATATGCACCGTTAATTTTATAGTGACCACGACCAATACAACCAACAACATGCTCTACTTCGACATTGTTTTCATATACCTTGTAAGGCACAGTAATCAGATCAGGGGTATCGTGAGCGGCACCATAAATATCTGCGATACGACCATTTACGCGAGTTTTATTTTCACGGTTTGATAATTCGTTATTTGCAGACGAGGATTGATTGTTATTCTGGTTGGTTTGGGTAATTGAGGGCACAGGCATTAATAATGCAACAGCCACACCCATAACTATAGAAGCAACCGCTATCCAAGCTAGAGTTATGGGGTCTATACCCTTGGGATTCTCAATTACAATGAAAGTGCCTGGTAAGAAATCGAGCTGCTTTAATTCATATGCATTCTTCGGCGTGACTTCATTCGCAAATGAAATTTCCGCATGATCCATATTGCTTGTGGTATGAAAAATACGGACATGCTCAGGCATATGGTCATATTTTGAAGTAAGCCATTGACCCAAAGTTTCGGCGTGTTCAATTGTTTTGTCTTCGGATAAAGGGTCTTGTTTATAAATAATCTTAATCATAGAAACTCACACGATTAAATCCAAATGCTTGAACGACTTGAATTGGCATCCATGAAACGCCTGATTCCTGCAAATGCAAAATACGCCCCAAACGAAAAAGCCCCACATGTGGGGGCTTGTTTCGGTATCTAGAGTGAAAGGCGACTATGCAGCCTTCCTTAGGCATAGGCAATGGATTTAGTAACTTCAATCTTGATGGCAGAAATACCTTCTCTTTGACGGGCTTCATAAAAAACTCAAGCGCCTCTCCTCGATCAATATCATATAGATCCATTGCAGCTTCATGCGCGAAGTGAACACAGTTGTAGTATTCCTCGTCATATTGCTTATCGAGCAAATGATCGTGACTCTTCATATAGCCCCCTTCAAACCACTAAAACGATCCAGTGCAAAGATATCTCCAGTCTTCGCAGTATTTAATCGTGGTGATTCAGCCTTGAATGTCACAGCTTTATGATTCATGGCAACACTGGAGAGTTGTAGACCTAGTAGATAAAACATTGGTGTATTCAAGTTATCTGAACTATAAAGGCGGTAATTTACGGTCGGCTTTACATTAGAATATTGCCCCTCAATTACCCGTTCAAACTCATCCGGCAAAATATCACCAAGCCCAGATATTGAAACGGTCAAAGTCTGGTCCAGATCACCGAGCATTCCGGATCTTTGAATTGTCATTGGTAGGTATTCGTAAAATACTTGCCCCGCGCCTTCATTGTGCTGAACATACACTCCACGGTCATCATTACGTACCACCCGGTAAGTATTCATAAAAGAAGGGTGTGATAGTTCAATACATTCCAGTTGATAAACATCTACTTTTCGATTGAAAAAGAATTTGGCATATTCGTTATCCATTAGACCTCCCAATCTTTGATAAGTGCCTGATCAGCGATAAGGTTAGGCTGGTTTTGAACAACTTCGAGTTGTGCATTTACCCGGTAAAGGTTGCCATTCACCTCATTGGTCTTGAACGAGTTCGGAATGAAGTTACACAGGTATTGCTGACGTGTTCCCTGATCAATCACCAGATCCGCATAAAATGAAGCCGGCTTGCTTTGGTATACACGCCAGAAAGCCATCATTTTATTGAAATCTGTTTTACTTAAGTTCCAGTTCACATCGACAATGTGGCTATTCCGTTTTACATCGATGTAATAGCGTCCACGTCCTCCATCCATCTGCTGACGCTTAACATCATCACCCGGTGTTACGCCATAGCCGCTGGTCTGAGGATTTAGCTTTAACTTGTACATAACTTTCCTTCAGGTAATAAAAAACCGACCTCATAATGGGTCGGTATAAAAGTATCTTTAACAACTAAAGTCTTGATATTTCTTCAGATATCTGACTAGATTCATGTAAAATATAGTTTATTAATTTATTTGAAATCGTTAGGTGAAGATGATAGTCAGCTGTTGTTCTAAACCTCTTTAATTTTTGTATTCGATTTTTGATTTCCGCAGCTCTTTTCTGAATCATTTCAGACGTTGAACCCGCAGGGTACCCACTAAGTCTGCTATAGACTTTTTCATGAGCTCCACATTTTGTCTTTGTTACTGGCCATAATAGTCGTTGTTCTAAATGATGTCGGACTTCATAAAAAGCATGGTAATAAGCACGCCCTATAATATTCCTTTTGTGGCATTCATCATATTTTGTGGAATTACCTAATAGCTCATAACAGTAATTTAGAGTATCTGTAGTAGCCATTTTTCAATCCACGCCCACTTCATAAGGAATAATAAAATATGAAAGTTTATTCAGTTCATCAATTAAGCCCTCATCATAGCATTTACTAAATATTTCTGAATTCATGGCATCAATCTCATCAAAACTTCTATCGACATAAAGCAATATCAAAAATTCATCATCAATAAAACTATATTCATATTTTCGGCACCTAACATTCCTAGAGTTAAAGCATTTAAAAAGAATTGAACCGATATGTTTCAAGACACTAGAATCAATTTCTAGTTTATTTTTAATTTCAAAAAGCTGAATAAATTCATTAAAGTCTTCCTTTTTAAATCTTTTATAATAATTTAAATCATCATTTAAAATTCCGTCTAGAAAATAAGTTATAGGTTTGAAGTCTATAGGAATAAAACTTTCTAAGGGTAAATTTTGTTTACTACACAAACTAATAATTTTATCAATATTTTCATTAGCGCCAGAAAAATCTACTGAGCTAAGAAAAACAAAATAAAGATTCGATAAAATCGATACACTATTGCTAATTTTCAGTACTTCTCGAGCGTATTGATGCGCAAGAACAGGATTATCAAAATACATTTCAATAATACTATTGCTTAATAAAAACCAATCTAGTGGCTCAGTTTCTTTAATATCATTAAGCAACCGTTTACATCTAAAATACTGAAATTCACTTATCGATCCAGTAGGAACAGCAGAGTTAATAATATCGGTTACTTCTGATGACTTAGTTTTAGGAACTGGGGGAAGCATAAGAATATTCACCAATTTTTTGAAATTTTGTCCTAATTTATTTAAAAAAGCTACCTTTAGAGGTAGCTTTTAAATTAACGATTCCGTCTTGCTGTCGTATTCTCAGTCAAAGACCGACTAATGGTTGAGTTTGGATTTGCGATTTGGTCACTTACAAGTTTCGGTACCTTTCTTGGAAGCTGCTTATCCAGTTCATCTGTAACAATGATCCGGACTGTTTGCTCATCCAGTTGTTCAGCTTTAACTGTCGCCCCACTCACCTGATTAATCACTTCAATTTTGAAATTGATTGTCGGTGAAGCTGGCTCAATTGAAGGCATAATCTCAGCTTGAGGGCGTGAAGTACGTCCTAAAGTAAAATCCTGAACATCATCCAGATTTGAACGATCCTGAACTAAACCACTGGATGAGAAGTAGACCTTGCCATCATGGAATAAGTCAGAATTTGCCGAAGACGCCAACTTAGGTGTGTCTCTATTACCTTTATAGATAATCTGAGTATCTTGAACCGGTTGATTAAAGATGTCAGCTTGCTTTTGGCTTTCTATAAAGGCATTAGAACTCATCAATGCACGGCGCATGACACTATCAGCCGAGGCATTGTTATTGAGAAAAGCTTCAGGGTTTGCACTCTTACGCATTTTCTCAACTAAACCAACTCCCCCCCATCTTTTAATGTCTTCTTGGGACCATACAATCTCGCCTTTGTGCACAGCTCCAGCAACTTCATATTTCCCACCTCGACCCGTGTAACCACCTTCAGCAAAGCCTTGATCTTTGATTGCCCGGATGTTTGCAATAATGCTAGCCCCTTGAGCAACTGCCCCAGCAATCAACGGTAAATTAAGAGGAAAACCTACTTTTGAAGCTGCTGCAATATTTTGCTGAATGGCAATACCTGCAGCTGCAATCGCATATGCTTTATCTGCAGCGAACATAATCTTATATGCTTTCGATTGCTCACCAAACATTGAACCAAACATCGATGTGAGTGAACCCATCATGTTCCCACCAAAAGCAATTATGGTATTCAGACGATCTTGTTGATACTTATCTTCAATATCCTGAGCATTCTGAGCATATTCGGCAGCAATCTGATTACGTTGATCTTGAGCAGCTTGAATGATTGCTGTTTTCTGGTTTTCGAAGTCCTGTTGCTTAATGAGTCCTGCTTCCATTTGTGCATTTAGAGTATCTAAACCATTTTTTTCATCAAGATCAGTAGCAGCAAATTGACTATCTGCTAAATCATTTGCAGCATTTAAACGGCTAAATCGTTCCTGATCCTGTCTGAAGAACTCGCTGGTACCATTCATATCAGCCTGAATGCCACCCCAGTTTTGAGCAGCATTATTCACTTTATCGCGTGTCTCTTTATCCTGATTGGCTTTAGATAATGCGATTAGCTTTTGCCGCTCTTCTATAGAAAGCTTGGTATTCTTAAGAATTTCCTCCCGTTCGAGTCTGTAACGTTCCTGCATGGCTTGGGTTTCAGAAAGCAATGATAAACGTGCCTGAAATAAACGCTGTTCCTGAGCTAATTGCATTAACCCAAGTTCTTGCTTTAATTGTTGAGCTAATAGATCAACAGCCTCTTTACGCTGATCTTTAGTTAAATCTAGGTCATGCTCGGCCTCAAACTGACGCTTGGCATAGCTATCTTTTAATATTTGCTCTTCCGTCTTTGTGTAGTCTCGGAATGAATCAAGCTTAGTCTTTGTAGCTTGCTCAGCAATAGCAATATCATTATCTGCACGTGCTTGAAGTTCTGCTTTAATTTCGGCCTTGCGTTCTGGGCTAAAGTTAGCTTTATCAACATCCTCAAGTTTTTTGGCCAGATCATACCTAATCTTTGTTACTTGATTAGCAACCTCATTCTCTAACTGAAGGCGAAGTTTTGCCTGCTCCTCGGCCATTTTAGTGGTATCTTGAATAAGCTTATCAAAGTCTTTTGATGAGATATCACCAGCAGAATAGCCATTAATACCAGCCATATAACTTTGATAGTCTTTCCAGTATTGATTATTATTTTTACCAATACCTTTACCCTTCATTACATTGCCTTCACCTGCATGATATGCACGTACAGCCTTTTCTAAATCACCTTTAAAAAGCTTCAAAAGATAAGACATGTACTTAGCGGCACCTTCAGCAGATTGTGCTAAATCAGTGCGGTCTTTTACGCCATATTGCTTGGCAGTACCTTCGAGAAACTGAAATCCACCAGTGGCTCCGGTTTCTTTGTTATAGGCTTTTGCATTACCTCGAGATTCGATCATATGAATCGCGGATAATGTTCCTGATGGAAGTTTGTATTTAGACTCCAGATCTGCAAAGCCGAATTTTGAAGCATTTGCTAGGACTTTCGCATTTACATTTAGTACTTTTTGCTGATTTTTAAGCTCCTTGTTTTGCTCACGTATTGAATCAGTTCTAGCATCAGTCATAGCTTTGATTGATTCTTCAGCTTTCCAAGTATCCGTTAATGATTTCATAGCCTCTCGGTCTGCTGCCTTAAGACCCTTAGCTATTGAATCTTTATAAAGCTTCAGTAAATCATTAGCCTGAGACTCAGAAAACCCCTTTTTCATTACTATCTCGACAAATTTAGAATCCCACAATTTATCTGCATACATTTTCTGTAAAGACTTTTGTGCTTCATCTGCAGCCTGTTTTGTATTATTGATGGCGTCTGCATGTTTCTGCTGCTCAATTGCCGCATTTTGTGCTTTATTACCTGTTAAGGTAACTTCAATACCAAACAATTTAATGGCTGTTTTTGTCTTATCAGCCTTTTCATAAGCCTCATTGTATTTGTCGATTTGCTCCTTCAAAGCATCTCTTAGGCTTGGAGGTAACTTCTGTTTAGCAAGTTGTTCCATAGCCTCCTTGTAGCTAATTGTGCCCAATCGAGCTTCATTAGAAATCCTTGTAAGTTCAACATTGCCTTTACCGAAGTTTTGAATATCAATTAAGGCTGAACCAACGGCCATTTCTGTTTTTTTCAACTCCTCATTTTGAGCTTTAAAAGCCGTTGTTAAGTCATTAATAGCTTTGGTTTTTGCCTCACCTTTTAAGCCTTTTAACTCTTCAGCAGTACGGTTAGCCACTTCGGCTTGTTCAGCGAGAGTTCTATTCGCTTCCTCTGCCTTACCTTTAAAATAAGTGTAAGTTGCAGCCAGAGCGGATACACCTAAGGTAATTGCTCCAATTGGACCTCCGATAAGTCCTAATGCTCGACTACCAATACTACCAACTAAAGAAGAAGCTGCTGAGAGCCTAGTTTGTGCAGCAGTTTGTGCATTTGTAGCAGCAGTTACTGCTGCCTGTGCCTGTGCATATCGAGTTGCTGCCGCAGTTGCACCAAATTTAGCTTGGGTTTCTGCATTTGTTGCTCGCACATTCGCGAGATGAGCTTTAGCTGCATTCAAGGCAGCTGTAGCTTCAGCATATTCTGCTTGAGCATTTAGCACAGATGCTTGGCGGCTCGCTAAAGTCGAAGCCATTCCCTCTTTAATAGCAGCGCTCTTCATCAAAATTGCACGAGTGATATATCCAATACCAACTACTAAAGCCCCATCAGCAATTAAATCTAAATTACTTGCAAGAGTTTGAACTGATCCAGCTAATACCTGTGCCGCACCACTTCCCTTACCTGCTTCGCCAACAAATTTTGTGATCTCGTTGTTTAGGAGTGTGAGAGACTGCCCGATTGTGATATCTGTTTTAGCAAAAAGAGCATCAACATCAGATTCTACATTTCTAAGCGCTTTTACAATTTCTTGTGAAGTAATTTTTCCTTCAGCCGCAACTGAACGCAACTCTCCTACGGTGATCCCCATACCTTTAGCAATAGCCTTTGCTAGAGCTGGTGTTTGTTCCATAACTGAGTTGAGTTCTTCACCACGTAATGTACCGCTTGCCAAAGCCTGCCCGAATTGAACTAAAGCTGCATCAGCTGCTTCTGCACTTGCACCACTGATCGCAACTGCTTTTGATACTGTTTCAGTTAGTCGAGCAGTGTCATCCATCGTTAGATTTAAAGTCTTTGCATTATCACTAAAGCGCTGGTAAACCTGTAACACAGAATCCCAAGCTGAATAGGTTTTTTGAGCAATTCGGAAAGTGTCTTCCGTAGCCTTGTTTAACTCAGCTTGATTGTTAGTGACTAACTTAAGGCGATTTTGTAATCCAGTATATGTATCCATCTTTGAAATGGCTGAACCTACTGTTAATAAACCAGCCATGTGTCCAGCTAAAGCTCTGGTGGCTACAGACAAGCTGTCCATAGACTTAGATGCAAATTCACCTTTACGCTCAATGCTATTGAGCTCATTGCCTAGATTACGCGCATTACGTTCAGCATTTTGCGAATCAATAACAATGACCAAACGGGATTCTTGTGCCATCTTACTTTTCCTCTAGGCAATAAAAAAACCCGCCTGCGCGGGTTTCATTTCTTTTACTTACTTCAAAGCTTTACTTAACAGTATTTACTTGATCTTTAAAGCGTTTTAATGCGTGGTAAGCCTTACTATCCTTAGAACCATCAATAATCGGATTTTCGATTAGTCCCTTGCTAGTATTAACTCGAATCCAAGCTCTTTTTGAGTTGAGAATTTTATCAACAGTAGATAAGTCGGTTACAAAAACCTTGCTAGATTCTAGAACTATGTCATTAGAAAAATCAGTTAGTGTACTTTCTCTTAATTTAATTATTTCCCCATCCACATTCAAATCAACAGAATTAATAGCAACAATACTATTTATAACTGAGATCTTTAAACCAACAAGATTAGGACTATTACTTGACCAAATAGCACCAATTAATGGACAAACCATTTGATCACATGCAACACCATGTCCATCAATTGAAACTCTTTTTGACCCATCAAAACCACTCGTTGAAACCTTCGGGGCAGTTCCAGATGTTGTTGCACATCCAACTAAACCCAAACTAATTAAGCATGCAGTTAATAATTTTTTCATGAATTTTCACCATTTGTTATAAGTTGTTTTAACTTTAACAAACTGGTTACTAAATGTCACATAAAGGAAAACCACCCGAAGGTGGTCTTTTAAATCAGGCTATGCATGTAAAAGTTTTTCAGCACCAGCAGCCAAGAAAGCCGATCGAGTAGTATATCTCTTACCTTTACCTACATTCTCATCAATTTTACGAATCAAACGGCTTGGTAAAGTAACATTGATTTTTTCTGGTTTACCCAGATAACGACTAACATCAACTTCGGTAACCGCCCAGATCATTCCTTTATATTCAGGATCATCGACAAATTTAACTAGTTCGGAAGCTAATGGGATTTCCTCACCATCTTCAGCCAATATTTCTAAATGGCCTGAAATAGCTTCTTTAACATTCTCAATAGCTTCTTCAAGTGTGTCACCAGCACTAAAACAACCTGGAATATCAGGAACAGTGACACCAAATGCCTCAGTATCTGATCCTCGTTCAATTGCAATTGGATATAACATCTCAACACTCCATGCCCTTGGCATAAACATATCGCCCACTGCGTTATGATTAGTTGTAAGGGATATAGTATTTAAAGTCGGGAAACAGCGGGTCAATTTAGACCCGCTTGTTTCAAAATGCTTTTAACAGTTCCGTTTGGTAAATCCTTTTTAGGATGTGGGATTGTAACTAACCCCTTTTTGGTTGGGTGTTTAAAGTGATGATGACTTCCTGAAACCCTAACCTCATACCAACCATCTGCTTCAATCATTTTGATTAAATCCAGACTTTTCACACCAATCCCTTATTAACTTGATGAGATAATAATAACCCTAGAGTTATTATATGTAAATAACTCTAGGGTTACTTTTTTGAGGACTTGGAATTTATTTTTTTATGGGCTTCATCTAAAAACAAGTTATCCAATGCAAAAATACAGTCATTAAAGATATGAGCAGCTACTGGTAAATCATTATGCTCTGCATAGACATTGATTGCCTGCTGATCTAAAGATAACGGGATGCCCTGCTCATATCGTCTGGATCTGGCAATAGTACTAAATGCTGAAAGAATTGAATCAGCCGCATAAGAATATTCTGGCGGATCCGGAATGTGGCCACCTAAGAATTTGATTTGTTCGATTTCGTGCGGCGTTTTCGACGCATACGTTTTTTGGTATTTGTAGAGCTCGATGACTTTCCCAGAATTAAAGCCTTGTCCTTGTCGGCTTCTTCCTGAATCTTCTGGGCCTGTTCTTTAATGAATAGCCAGATTGAAATACCAATATCACCAAGATTAAGAAGCTTTGAGGCATTCTCAGGTGTATATGGCTTTTCAGACTCAACAGTTTTACCGTCTACGATTTCGGCAAATACCACACCTTTCCAGTCTTCAATTAAGTGGGCAGCACATGCATCCATTAAAAGCTCGTGGTAAAGCTTGGCATTTTCATCTTTGACCATCACATCATAGCCTTTAGACGAGATCTGATTTCCTGCTCGTTCAATAGCTACCTGAAAAGGCTTATAAGCGATACCACGGACTTTAAATTCTGCCTGTACCTCTCCATCAGCACCTTTGTATTCGCACCATTTTGATACGTCCGAGCTTTTAATAATTCCGACTTTTAAAGCCATAGCAACCTCTAATTTTTAGAAATAAAAAAGCCCATGGGATTCCATAGGCTTTGTTACTGAATAAGTTGATTACACAAGAGCACGTACAATTGTTGGCGCTGTACGAACTTGGGCAAAGTTGATATCTACAGTTATGATGTCATCACCACCGCCATCCGGGTGATTGGCTTCCATGACTTCTAATTGAGGGAAGTTAAACGAGTATTTACTGCCTTTGCTGTCTCTGATGTCGAAGGTCAGTGTAAACACATCACGGGTTTTGATTGCATCAATCCAACCAGCAGCTGTGGCCGAGAACATGAATGAAGCATTCGCTTCGATATCCATCATCTTCTCTAAATAAAACTCTGGAGTGTATTTACCAGATCCGATACAACGGATTGCTTCAAGGTTGTTATTGATAGAAATGGTAAGAGACTGTAGACACGCTTTACCTTGAATTGACTGGCCGTTTACAAGCAAGTTTTCCACGTTCGGCATACTGACAAGCGGACGAGTCGAAGCTGCAACCGGATTCACTACAGGGTTCGTTTGCTGACGAGTAAACGAGCTACCTACAAGACCAAAGTTACCAGTGATTTTCCCCGTGGTCTGGATAGTAATTTCACCAGAATTGACCTGAACTCCACGGTAAATAAACACCTGCCCAATATCTTCAAAAACTTTAACCAACGTTAATGATTTTCGAACAGCACCGCCAATTGTTAAGCTGTTTGTCGCCCAGTTATTGAAGGCTAAAGCACTTAGGAATAGATCAAATGTTCCAAGTGATAATTCAAACTCTAACTGACCTGCTACTTCTGCTTCAGTAACTACCCCACCTTGTCGAAAACGTGAATCAACCACTTCACTGCTTTCTTCAGTAGAAACATTTTCAGATAAACCATCACTTACACGGCGAACTGTGTACCAGATCGGGTTTGCTGGAGTTGTTCCTAAAACTGCTTCTTCACAAGCATATAATCGAATTTTTGCGCCTGAACTCATTTATGGTTCTCCAAAATTTAGGCAATAAAAAACCCGCTTTTTAAGCGGGTTATTAAAGTGTTTCGTCTGTGTCTGAGATTTCTGGCGGTTCCACGCCATTCATGGCTGCAGCAACTGCCTGAGATAAGTTAGTCGGCTGGAAATCCACTGGTGTTTCACTCAAAGGTTCTTCTGGCTCCGGCTCAGGTTCTTCATGCAGACGTATATCAATCCAGCGGCCTTCTGGAATGTCCATTGGGTTCTCGTGATCTGCCACAACAGCAGCAAGTTCAAAATCAAACTTACGCTTGTAAGTTTTAATTGAAAGATCGCCGTTTTCTAAAGTTGAATATTCAACAGCTACGACAGTGTTCCCATTGGCATCTTTAGGAACTTCGATATACCAACCTTCCTGAGCAAAACCAAGTGAACCTTTTAGAAGGTAATCACCTTCTTCAACCTTCTCAAATTGGATAGGTTGCTTTTCAGCATCCGTATTAAGCTCAATATGATCACTGAATAACTTCACTACAGGAGAAGCAGCTTTAATAAAACCATTGGAATCTTTTGTTGTATTGTGGGTGTTGTAGATAACGGCAACATCAGACCATACACCGGCATTACAAATACGACCTTTAAGAGCATTTAAACTTGATGCTCCCATCGGTGCCCCTAACTGAAATGCGTAGCCACTTGCTGACATATGTCTAACATGGATAAATGCAGCATAGTTCATTGTTGAGGGCGAAGCTGAAGAAGATAATTGCTCATGGTAAAATCCGTTCACATCAATCTTATCAGTAGAAGTACTATTGACTGATCTACCACCCAAACCAAAAGCCCCAACTTCCATTACATTTCCTGCTGCAGTCCCAATTACCCGTGAAGCCGGATTAGTTGTGGGGATATCCGTAATTTGTGAAAAGGCAGGTGCTAGATTAGGAATACCTGAGGCAAAAGGCAGCATGAATTGCCGTTTTCCCTGAGCCGAGTTATACGGGAATGGCCGGTGATCCCAACTAAATTTAAAAACAAGATTTGCCATTATGCTGTTACCCCGTCAATCACTTGGAAAGTCAAAGTTTCAGTGTGCTGTGTAGTACCACTAACAACGGCCTTAATATCCATCTGACACAGACCTAAGGGCCAAGTTGCAGTGCTTGCACTAGATTTAATATTCAGCCATCCCTTCTGTGTACTTTGATTTAATGCACTACAAGTCAAGGTAGCTACAGCTGCTCCATCAGCCAAAGCTTTAATCTGTGAAGTAAAGGTGTAACCGGTTAGATCAATTGCACGGCGAACATCATCCGGTGGATACTGCAGGGTTTCATCCATATCAACCAGCTGCAAGTTCAAGTTGAATGTGTCACCACGCTTAAAAACAAAATTGCTCATAAGTGATTCCTATAGACATAAAAAAACCACCGATGAGGTGGTAGTGAATAAGACATAAAGTACCTCTCAAAATGGAGGTCTCATAATTCAAATTAATTAATATCTAGGTTTGTATCTCTTGTTTCCTCCACTCGTAATACAGTAGTGCCCACCTCTAGGACCCACGCAATAATCCACCACAGCACATGAACAATCACTATCGTAGTAGGTTTTTTTCTGTTTTCTTTCAGAATGATGAGGATGAGATTTTAAGGCCTGATAATTATTTGACGTGGTTGATCGAGACTTTTGTTTAAAGCAGCCATCCGTTTCACATAATAGCTTTGTTGATAACCACTGAGGTGATGAGGAATTTAAGGAAATACGTGCCCAGTTTCCTTTCGTCTCATAAATATCAACTTTTTCTCCACGTCCTAACTTTCCTACTACGTGACCGTTTGGTTTATCTCTAATATTTAAAGAATTAGTGTTGATATATTTTGATTCGATAACTTCCTCTACTGCACTCTGTGCATTTTCTGAATTTGAAGTTTGTTTTGGAGAGTTATCATTGCCTGAACCAAAAATCCCTAAAGCTACTAATCCTGCGGCACCCCAGCCTAAAGTTGATTTTTTCATGTTTTACCATTTGTTATAAATTTCTATTACTGTAACAGAATGTAATCACAAATGATAATATGCTGAGGTCATTAAAAATAATCGCCTTGCAGAAGCTTTTTCTTGAACTCAAAGCTCATTATCTAAATCAACACTTACTCCAGTAACAACGTTATGTTTAGGCCCTCCGAGACAATCAACATTAGCCAAGCGTATATTCACATCGGAAACACATAGCTTGTTTTCAGATTGCCATTTGCTCAACTCAACAGACATAACATCTTCAAGATGTCTTTCCAGTTCTTGCCGTTTAATTTCGATTTCTTCTAAAGTCAGCATACATGACATATCAATTCACCTTGTACCCAATGGTCACATTATACTGAATGAAATCAGCATCTTGGCCAACAAAAATTGATTGTCCTTGCAAACATTCTAGATGATCGATTGAGTAATATTCAAAATGGGCAAGCAAAGCATCACTCAGTTTTGTGATTTCCATTATTCCTGAATTGGGACGAGCAAAGCATTGGACCATAATATTACCGGTACGGCGAGTACATGGCTTATCTGCAATGCCAGAAGTAAAACTGGGACCACCTGCAATCGTTAAGCGGCACCAAACACCATCTTTAGGTACATTAAAGCCTGGTAAATTTGGATACTTGATTCTGTCTTGCGTAATACCGGTAAAAGCTTGCATACGATCGATAATAGCTTGCCTTGTCTGCTCTAAAGTCATTGCCATTTTAGCCGCCATACTTCTGAGAAATAAAGGTAAAGGTGGTGTTGTAAATTCCTTGTGGTGCTTGATCAGACCACCCATTTTCTAAGCGCTCTGCATAAGGCTGGTTGTTCTGGATATAAACTAAATTGCCCAACTTAAACTTCACGGCTTGAATAGCTGCATCCTGAATAGCATTTGTTTCAGGTCCACGGACACCATAATCACCAGATCCAATTGAAACGATATGCGAAGCACGATAAGCGCCAGTATCAACAGGACTTGAAACCACTAAAGACTGAACAGCATCCATTGTAATTTTCTTTACCTTTTCCTCTGCTGTTTTAGCCACATCAAAACTAAATTCAGTTGGCTTTTTCCCCTTCCATCCCATCATTCACCTCGCTTTCCTCATACATCTTAAAGAGATCCTGAGCGATCGCCTGAATTGAATAAGCTTCAAACTCAGAGCTCGGTTCTCGTTCACCCATGAGCTTTTTAATCTTTTGCCAGACATGAACAGCTTCATGTAAAAGCAATCCATAAACTTGAATTCGGTCTTTATCCGCCGTATCACCAATTTGGACGATTGCATATGCACCATCAGAAAAAGTACTAACTTGCGCATCCGCTCCCATATCCAAAAATTGATCGGCCTTATCCATATCTTCAAATAACAAATCCATGTGTAGTTGATTTCGAGCAAGCGTGTACTGCACATGTTGAAAAGGCGAGATATACCATTCAGGAACATAATCAGGATTAACCATTTTAGCCCCTACACTTTTCGAAGCTGACATTTCCAGATTGTACTGGCTGGATCTTGTTGAATATGGATAACTCGAAATGAGCCTAAAGCTGTTAGCCATTCATCGTCAATTTTTGGAGTCATGGATACTTCATTTTGCAGCACAGTTGCTTTTTTATCAGTAGCCAGCACTCCAAGCGTCTCAATCTCATATTGACTGTATGAGCCAAAAAGTACACCTCGGCCAGAATAGTTTTCTTTAACTTCAACATATGTTTCAGTTTTAGGATCCCAATTAGTTTTTGATATCCGTTCACACGTAAAGGTATGAACGGCGTCCGCTAAATCATCATTAAATGCTTCAGCAATATCTGCCTGAATTTCGTCACGTAAACTCATTAGATTTTCCTGACAAAAAATACAGCTTTTCGTTTGCTGTAAGGCTTAATCAAATCAAGAATGAATTGCTCAATCGCACTAAGCTTTACTGATCCGTCATGATATTCCTTTTCGGTCTCAACCGTATCTGCTTTGACTTTCTTACGTTTTAGTGCCTGTTCCTGTCCTTGATATAGGTCTCCTTTCATAATGCCCTTGATGATTTGATAGGAGGCCGTTTTTAAAGGTTCAGGTACTTGGGTAGCATCTTCATAAGGCTTAACGTTACGTGCTAATAGATATGCTTCTGACATCTGAAGGTATTGAGCCTTATCACTAGCAGATAAAGCATCAAAGCCTTCAACATGTTCTATCGCTTCTTGTTCAGTGATAAAGCTCATGAATTATTCCTTCGGAATTAATGCTAAAAGTTCATCTTTTTTAGCGCCTGGTTCAAATGCAATGCCTTTTTCAGTTAGTACAGCTCGAAGCTCATCAACTTTAAGTCCGGCATAATTAATAGACTGCACCTGGTCATCACCAGGGTTTTGGTTACCTTGATCTTGCTGATTTTCGCCATCTGGCGTTTGTTTTCCTTCACCCAATTCAAGCTCAGCAATACGTGCTTTCATTGCCTCAGGATCATTTTGGAAGGCAATGAATTCACCTTTCAAAGTTGCCAGTTGTTTTTCGAGTTCAGCAATTTTAGTTTCTGTCATTTGTTGTCTTTCCCGTGCACGGTTAAATGATGAAAGTCCCATATGTGGATCTCCAAATAGTTAAGGCGGTATTACCCGCCTTTTTGTTATTTGATCTTGTGCTTGAATGCCACAATACGGATCTGTTTAGGATCGTAGACACGTTCCCAGTTATCGGCTGTAGCAAGACCGGCATTATTAGGTGCAATACCTGTCGCACCTGCCCATTTAATGCCACGAGGATGTAGTACAAAGTGACGGCGGTTAATAAGAATGTCAGTTCCCGCTAAACTATCACGGTCAGTCTCTACACCAACTGGTGCGCCAATATCTTGGAAACCAATCGCACCTTGGCCAAACAAGAATGAGGTAAAGACATCACCTTCAACGGGCATACCATCATCAACGATCACACGACGGTCCATAAAGGTTTTGTAGAGAACCACACCATCAGCATCTCGAACAGTTTCGATTAAGCCTTGCTTAGCTAAAGCCGCCATGGTTGCCGAGTGCATTGCAATAGCCGTTAATTTATCTACGGCATCACCCAACTTATAAGAAGCATCAACAAAAGATACACCATCAATTACAGCGGCAGCTCCAGTTCCAGCAGAAATATCGTGAGTATTTCCTGTCATGCTGGCCGCCCCGAATACACCTTTAAGGGTGTTTACGGTAAAACCTTGAAACTCACGCGACCAGTAATCTGCCACCAGATCACCAACCGCACCAAGTGGATCGTCACCAGATAATGCTTTAGCCAAATCATTAGCGCCCCATGCTTTACCACGTGCATGAAGAATCGCAATGTCCTTGCCTGAAGTGATGTTATTTACAGATAAAGGTTTTGAATCTGAAAGTACTTCTGACTCACCACTTAAATCATTCCAGAATGGGATATTTACAGTTGTACCACCCTCTGTTCCGAAAGCTACATCTACATCTAAATCCCCAACAATGCCAGACTGCCATAATGCAGACTTTTCAGCAGTTTTATTTAATACGTACGGAGTGAATAACTCGGGTACGATTACATCAGCAATTTTTGTCTCAGCCATTAGGCTTTACTCCTTAAAGTTTAATACCGTGTTTTGCCGCTAGTTCTTTAGCTAGTTGCGGGTTTTCATTTCGTAATTGCGCCAATTTGGTCATATTTACCGAGCCATCTGCTTTGAGAATGTCTGGCTGACCTTTTGAATTGTTGCTACCAGGTGCGCCCATGCCATTAGGCTTAGGCCAGTAATACGGTTTTTGCTCGCGTAGAGATTCAACCCATTCTTTTGGTGTCATCGGCGTCTGACCGTCTTTACCAATCACCACTTCGCCGTTTTCATCAACTGCCACAGCTTTGCCGTTTTCATCTAATGCAAATTTTGACTGAGCTAAAAAGGCGATGTCAGGGGTCGCTTCTGGCAATGCTTCAAGTTCAATTGCAGCCTGCACAATTTGGCTTTGAATTACTGATTGCTTGAACTTTTGAGCATAAGCTTCGGCTTTATCAGCACGTTCTTTTTCGGCCTTCAGTAACTTTTCATGCTCTTCACGCATCTTCTCGGTGCGCTTCTGAATCACTTCGTTAACCTTGCCTTCTGCGATTAATTTGGCCTCTTCATCCTGGTCAATTTGAGCAAAGACTTTCTTAACAATTTCAGGATCAATTCCTTCAAATTGTTTCTGAAGTTTTTGAAGTTCCAACTTTGCGTTCTTAGCAGCATCTCGCTCGCTTTGAAGTGCAGATTTCAAACCTTTTGGATCTTCATAACCTTCTAAGTCGAGGCGAAACTTCCCGTTTTCCTCGACATATAAAGCTCGGTGTTCTTCTTTGATTGCATCAAGTGAATCAACAATAAATGGCAATGACATGTTCAAACCTCTCGTTTGATTGGGGTAAAGCCTTATCTCAAGGCATTAAAAAAGCACCCGGAGGTGCTAAGGTTAAAAATTAAGTTCTAATTGATGAGTGCAATCGCTTTTAATCTTTCAAAAGTAAAACCATAAATTGCCATGGCTCTTGAAATCTTAATTTGAAGAAAAGGCACCAGAATTAATTTTGTGCTCAGAATAAATTGAGCATCTGACATATTGATTTGCTTTTCAGACATTTGCAGTACCTTTAGCTACGTTTGCTTTGTTTGAGTCGGCCTTGGTTCATCACTCACTAAGCGAACACCATGAGCACCATATGCTTCAAAAGTTACAGTAATTGTTGCGGGTCCATTTAAGGCATCAGAATTCATCTGTACTGCTCTTTGTCCAGCTAGAGGTTGTCCAGTTTCTTCATCACAAATAACCAGATAACCTTTCAAAGTAGGGTGACGCTTTAGCACTAAATGTCTTGACTCACTCATAAGCCCAACTCCTTAAAGGTTTGCTCATCCAACTTTCGAAGTTGGTCCAATGTGTATAACCGCCCCTCTGGATCGAAGAACTTATCAAAATCAAATTTCCCTTCCTTATAGAGCTTGTAACGCTTCGGTCCTAACCATTCTCTTTGAAAGAAATCATCAGTCTTTTTGAAGAACTCTTTAAATGTGGTATTAGCATCTAGCTGCCCTATTAACTGGCTACGCTCTTCTTTGGGGATGTCTTTAACTCTACGTTCGTCCATGACAAATGGCCGTTCACCGATAAGTTGACCATCTTTTTTAACTGGTACTAGTTCGCTGCGACAATTAGGATGCAACGGCGGTACACGTTTTGCCGGATCATCAATCCTCCAGACAGTACCGTCTAAATGAGCACAAAGCTTAGATGTTCTTCCATCCAATACACTAATAAAACGAACATACTCAAAACCTAACTGTTTGAAAGTATCTAAATACGTTTGATTAGCCACATGACTGCGAACTGTTCTCACCGTACGGTCGATATCAGTCTTACTGCTACTTAGAAGCCCATCCTCATAATTAAGCCGCTTGGTGCCGCGAATACGCTGAACTATTTCCTGATTTGTTTTGCCTGAGTTAATGCCATCCCGAATTGCATATTCAACTTTTTGGTGTGCAGTCTCAGCAATCTTGGAAAGAAGATCATCAACTAATGCTCCACCTACTAAGGGTACTTTTTTAGCTGCTGTATATAGCTTTTCACCATTTGGCTTTTCGATCTTGCCTCCATATAGCTTCGCCGTGTAATTAGCTTCATAAACTGCCAAGGCAGTAGCAGAAACAGCGAAAGCTTCAGGTAATGCAGTGTTTATTGCAGTAAACCACTGAGCAATCAGATCACGAACTTCTTTCAGATTTGACGTTGTGTACTGTCCACTTGCTAGAGCCATCTTTTCAGAATCATTTAATTCATCAAGCAAATCCCGAAGCTTTGCCAACATTAATATTGACTCATCATTAAAGATTTTTAATAGCTCTTTAACAGATTGAGAAGACACCCGATATAAGTACGCCTGATGTTCGGTAAGTATTTCAATCAATGATTTATCTTCTTTTGAAGCCATACATCACCTCTACAAAGGAGTGTTATCTCGCTCTATTTCTACCCGCTTCACTTCTTCCTGATAGTCGTGAGCTGGTAATTTACCTGTCATCAGGTATTCCCAATATGTGCGGAAAGAGTTTTTCCCTGAAATAGCACCCTCATAAAGCTGTTTTGCAAGATTAATATCCGTGACCTGCACAATAAACTCAGGTTCAACCGTAAATGAATATTTTGTCGAATCCAGCTTTAACCACTGCGCTGCATACTTAATGGCTTGTTCAATTGCTGCAGCTGCACACATCACGATACTGTGAAGACTTGCCTGCTGATCGTCTTGCCGTGCACGGCGTGCCTCACCTGATTCTTGTGTATTGGTATCAATTACTTTAGCCCCAGCTTCTAATGCTGAATTCTTTTGCGCATCCATTTCCTTTTTAGTGAGTTCAATGCCGTTACCTGAAATTTCTAAATAACCACATTGTGAATTTGGAGGAAGACTCCAGACAGCCATAACACCAGTAACGCTAATATCATCATCATCGTCATCATCAAGGCCACTAATCCAAGGTTGCGGATGGGCCGTATGGTGAAGAGACTGGTAATAATCTGCACTAAGTTGGTAATACTTCAGAGCAGCCTTGGCCATTGTCAAAAGCGGTATGGTACCTACATCCGGAGAATTACTAGTGGCACCGCAGAAAACAAATGGTGTGAAAGAAAGTTGATTACCGCCGAGATCGGGAGTTTTATCCTCCACATTTGAACCATCGAACAATCGGACCGCTAATGCTCCATCATCCATAGATAGAACGCGGTGAACCGTTTTAGTTTCGTGCCCGAATTCATCTTCACTATTATCAAATTGCTCCTCGAGCACTAACAGTTTTAAATCCTTTCGACCACCGATACTGTTTTCCTTCCAGTTGATAATAGATAACGCATCATATAAGGCGAAATATGGCACTCCGTTAGCATCAACATCGACAAGCAGCCCACAGCGCCCAAACTCTAGCAACTCTGAACAAATACGAATAAAGAGCTGTTTAAGCCCAAAACCGTCATTTGTTGCATTCTCTATCAAACCCTTTAACAGAGAACTTTCAATTACGATGTTGGGTTCAAGCTTTGAAACTAAACCAATCATCGTGCGTAATGAATCCTGAACCCATATAGGATACTGAGCTCGACTTAGATAGGCTTTATAAATCTCTCCAGTCGTATCTCCTTGCTTTTCAGCCTCAATCATTCCGGCCGATTTAGCTAGGTACTTAGTTTGTGCCTGTTTGATCTGCTCTTCACCAGCAACGGCGTCACGCATAATCAACCAGCTTTTTTGTGCAGCAATATACTGCGGATGTTTATCAGTAACTGCCATAAAAACACCAATAAAAAAGCACCTGAAAAGGTGCGTTGTTTAACGGGAAAAACCAGCGATTGTGCGCCGTTTAAATACTTTCTGAATGATGATCGGGAATCTCTTGGCTATTGGATATCCACCAGCATCGCCAACGTGGTCCAAACCAGCGCTTTTATCTGGCATTCCAAAATCATCATAGACTTGCTGTTCTAAAGTAGCCGTAAAGTTAGGGCACTTATTTGTGTTCACTTTTAAGTGTCGTTCACCCTCGGCATTTAGGATTTGTGCATTAACAGCAGTAATACGATCTTTAATTCCGGGATTCACACCATTCACTTCAACTTTGAATCCATTTTTCTTTAAGATTGCATGATCTGATTCACTGAAGTTCTTTGAAGATGTTGCCTGACCTGAAGCATCTGGAATCACGGTAATATCGTGATCTGGAAAGCGCTCATTAATCAATTGACACATCGTCGGTGTATCTCTCACGCCAACCAGTTCATCTAAAGCTCTTGGCTTCCCTTCTCGAATGACATAAACCACAGCAGCCATTTTAAGCACGTTAAAATCCATACCAATGAGTAAAGGCTCACCTTTCTTAATTTCTTCATCCGTGTGGTTTAGAACTCGATCAAAGTCGGGGTAAACAGCACCGCTGGTTAAATTGACAAACTGCCCTCTTAAATAAGCTGAAATTAATTGCGGCGGATAAGACTCATAAAGTGATGATATGTAGTCATCTGGAAGATTAGCTTCATTGTCATAAGTTGAAGCTTGAATCATTCCATATAGCTTACGCTTAGCCTCTGATTTATTTGCCTCTTTAACAAATTGCTCATAAGTGAATTTAAAGCCTTCTGGTGTTGTTGCCACATCAATACCATTGAGCAAACCAGCTTGTTTAAAGCGCATACGAGCAATGATTTTACGCCAAGCCTGTTGAGCTTTGACCTTGGCCATAACATCAAGTTCATCAATCAAGGCGTGGCCAATTTTAAAACCTACAATTGTTGCTGGTTTCTCCATAGACCGGCAAATGATTGTCGTTCGATATTGCCGACCATAATAGATATCCACCTCTTTATTGGTTTCATAAACCTTAGTTTTAAGCCCCCAATCGAAAGCAACCTCTTCAATAGTTGGAAAGAAAATGTCGCGAATCTGCGGGTAAGTTGGAGCAAAATAACCCAAAGGTACTTTAGGGAATTCCCAAGCTTTGTTGCATAAACTGGAGCATCCAACCCAAGTCTTTCCCGATCCAAAGCCAGCGACAAATGCGCGGAACTTCTTTTCCATCTGCAAAAAATTAGCCTGAGGTACATTCAGTGTCGGATTGATGTTCGGCATCTTTTTTACTCGCATCCACAACTTGAATAGTTACCTTGACTGGTGTTGGATCTTCATCACCTTCACCCTCTCTTAACTTTTCAATCTCAAGTTGCTTTAACTCAAGATTTAATAACATCAGGTCATAACCCTGCATTTCTTCCCGAACCTGTTTAATAACACCTTGCTTCATAAGCCTGTTGTTCTTCCAGTCTTCATAAATCTTCTGAAGTTCTTTAAGCCGATAGGCTTTATTAGCTAAAGGGATGTCATAAACATTCTTTTTAAAGTCTTCTCGAGTTTTGTGAAAAAGGGTTACCAACTTCTTGCTTAGGTTCTTCCCAGTTGTTTTTGTCGGGTCATACGCTTCGCATTGCCTTCGGTCAATTTCAATACCAAATCTCTGTTTGACAGCATCCGCTACTTGTTGAGGGGTATCAAAGCAAGCAAGAGACTGAACTATAAAGATTTTTACAGGCTCTTTAAGTGCCGCCATACCTCCCCCTTTGTCCAACTACGTCCAACAAAACAGGCAAAAAAAAGAGCCATTTGGCTCAATTGATTACACAGTTTCCGCAGCATTTTGAAATATCAAGATTCGAAACAAACGGCGGATTTTTTGCGACTTCAATAAGTCGCTTAACATTTTTGCTTGGTCCATAACGTTTAACTACGCCAATAAACTCTTCAACGTCATGACCTGCAAGATAGTGCTTAGGAAGACCAGAACTATCGCTATAAACAATTTCTCCGTCCTCGTCTCTCATCACTCCAATGTGGTAAAGCTCATGTTCAAGTAAGTAACAGAACTCTGTATCGTTTGCACGCTCACAGAAAGAAGCGTCGACAGTTATTAAATAAGTAGGTACAAAACCAAACCAATCACGCATCTGTTGCTCTTGTCGAGCTTTACGCCAGCCACCAACATTGAACATGACTTTTTCGCACTGGCCTAACACCATAGCTTGCTTGCTTTTATATGCAGAAGAGGCCCAAGCAAATGCTAAAAATTCTTCATTATCATGAAGTAACTCAGCAATATGATCATGATCTGGATTATAAAGAGGCCCACCAATCGTTAAGTAATTAGCCACAACCCATTTTTTTAGGTCTGGAGCCGGTATTAAACGAATTGCTTCCTCTTCTTCAGCTTGATCAATAAAATCAGTTGGAGGAAATGGTCTGATCTGATCCATTAAATATTTGCCTCTTTAAATTTTTAAGCCATTGGCTAGCGAAATGAGCTTGGATCTGTAATGGACCAGATTCATTAATCTTAAATCTTGGTGCTGCCTCTATGCGAATTACTGTGTAACCCATCTCTTCAGCCACATCGTAACGATCAAGACTCCAAGCTTTGTTTTTTAGCTTGCCCTTTCGTCCACCTGACCAGGGACCGCCAGCAATTTCAACTAAAATACGATGTTCAATTAAATGAAAATCAAAACGCCAATGCTTAGTAGACTTAAACTGGAATTTCTTTTCGTACTTAATTTCCAGATTGTCTAAAGCTTCAGTAAATTCTTCCTCTGCCTCTAAGTACTTTTGAGTAGCTTTAGGTAGCGGTCTGGATTTAGGCTTGGTTTTAGGTTCTTTTTTCCGAGTAAGCCAAAAGTATTCTGTAGAATCCATTATTCTTACCCATAAAAAAACCGCCCTTAGGCGGTGGCTAAACTCACAGGCAATATAGTATTACTTCTTAAAAGTTGCCTTATAAAGCTTTGAATTAAAGTAATCCGTAATTTCTTTACCTTCGTTTTGAATTTTTTCCTCATTTAAGGGTAAAAAATCTAATTCAGATTTGAAGCTCATATACTCTGGAATAAATTTCTTTATAGGCGGAGGTGGTTTAGGTCCACCTTCTGTAATTTTTTCGATTAATCCAGCTAACCATAAAATATACTCACCTTCTGAATTATGAGGAGGAATCAAACTCACATCTATTTTTACTTTACATTCATCTAATGGTCTACTAAACAATTCAACAAAATCAATAAAATTATATTTTAATTTAAATTCTGTTCCCTTAATTTCTCTGCGTATACATGTCATAAGTAAGTTCATATTTTCAATACAGTCATGTGAAAACAATTCCTCATCTTTAATTTTGTTATAAATATTTTCCGCAAACATGAGATACTGTGTCATTTCAGCAGCTCCTCATTTTTATAAAGTATTTTTCTTAAGGTAGTCCTATTATAACAATGTTGCAACAAGAAATTTTCCATTTTTAGTTTAAGAAAATTTTAAAAATTATAAAAACGATTATATTCAATAAATTAGTACAAATAAAAGCTATGGAAGTTTGATCTTTCTATTGAGCTTTAAAATGGATTATTGTGTTTAAATCATCAATTTAAAAAGCTTGCCTAGTAGGCAAGCTCCCCCTTTTTTTGATATTTGCGCTGATCAATAAGGTTTAGTGTTACTTAAAGCAACACACTGATAATACTGAAATATTTAAAAATAAAAAAGCCCACTTCCTATTTTTATTCAGAAATGGGCTTAGCGAAAAAAACGCTTAGACCTGAAATAGGAAATATCTATTCGGAAATATCTCCAACTTCATATTGGCATAATATTTAAGCACTAGCAATAGGGATTGAATTAAAAATATTAAATATTCATATTTAAATAGATAAAGATTTCTTTTTAAATAGTTTTATTTTTAGCCTACATAATTTTTTTACTTATCAAGAGTTATAAAGAATATGTGCCCATCAATAGGTAATACTTAATAAGGTCTTATGTGTAGTAACCATTAGGCTCTAGAGACTAAGAACTCAAACTGACTAAAAATAAAAAATAATTAATTTTCAATATTAATGATCATATACTGCAAAGTTATGTATATTCCAACTTCTCCATTGTTGAGTGCCTCATATAAGTCTTCATCAACGAAATCTCCAGATTCATCATATAGCCATTTATGAATTTGAATAATTTGTATATTCCCTTTTTTGTCTATTCTTGCTATTGGGTCTATTACGGACCGAACTATCACTTTCTTCTTCGTCTTAACATCGAGCAATGTGATAATTGTCATTTTAAAATCCTTATAAATATCCTGTATAACAACTACTCTCAATCAATAAAGATTTTTATATTTAAATTACTTAAATAGCAATCTTTTCAATCTAAAAAATAAATTAAAAACACTTCAATAGTATGTGCCTATTAGAAAAGATACCTTAAATATTCTACTAGCAATAAAAAACCGCTTTAAGGGCGGTTCATCTAAAATTCACAGGTACTTAATGAAGATTTTTTTTCTGTCTTTGCATCTTTCTGGGCTCACAAATTTTTCCAATAAAGTTAGTTAACCACAAAATACTTTCTTCACGATCTTCAAAATGAGGTATAAGGCTTAAATCTACTTTTATTTTGCGATCAGCTAAAGGCAAACTTAAACAATGTTCAAAGTCTATTGAGCTGTACTTCAATTTGAGTCTTTTTTCTGCAGCTTGATTCTTTATCTCAGCCATAATGCGATTTAGATTAACAATCAAATTATTTGAAATTTTATTATTTTCATATACCCGTTCGTAAACTGTCTCAGCTACATCAATGTAATTTATTAGCTCTACATTCTCATTCATAGCATTTGTACTCCGTATTTTTAATTATTCTCCTAAAATCATGTTTATTTGAGTTACCTAATGCATCATCTAAGTAAATATTGTTTAAATTCGATTAATTTAATTTTAAATAAATTATTGAATTAATAATATAATTATTAGATCTCTTTCATAAATCAGAAAACGATCTATCTTTTGCTGATTATTTGTACCGAAAAATTTTCAATATTCATGCATAATCTGCGGATGAAATACATCGATTCAAAGAAGCTTTCTGAAACACAGTTTAAACGATATACAGGCATCTCATGGTCAACCTTTGATTTAATGGTTGAGCAATTGAAAATGCATGTACCCGCCAAAGGCAGACCACCTAAATTGAGCATAGAGGATCAGATTCTTCTATGCTTAAGTTATTGGCGTGAATACCGAACATTGTTTCATGTGGCAACAAGTTATGGCGTGTCAGAGCCCACTGCTTCAAGAATTGTCCGCCATGTAGAGAATTGCCTGATCAATTCCAATCTATTCAATCTACTGAAGCATTTGCCCGAAGGTGAAGGCATTGACTGGAATGTGGTGATTGTAGATGCCACAGAAATTCCAATACAAAGACCTAAAAAAACAGAAGAAAAGCTATAGTGGCAAAAAGAAGACACATACTTTCAAAGTACAGGCCATCATTCATTATCAAACTCGAAAAATCCTAAGTTTATGCACGAGTCGTGGTGCCGTACATGACTTCGAACTCTTCAAACGCAACTTGAATCAGATTCCTACAGGTGCCTTTATCCTTGCTGATAAGGGTTATCAAGGAATTTATACAGTGTATCCAAACAGCTTGTTGCCATTAAAAGCAAAGAAGCGCTGTAAACTGGATCCTGAACTCAAAATTTATAATCAGGAAATTAATAAAAGAAGAATAGGGATTGAGCATGTATTTGGCCGTTTGAAAACCTTCAAAATCCTTGCTGTGCGATATCGTAACCGTGGCAAAAGATTGGGCTTAAGATTCAATTTAATTGCGGGAGTCTATAATATGGAACTGAGTGAAAAATGACTTATGAAAGAAGTCTATTGGATTTTATAATATTTTTATACATCTTTATCCTTAGCAAATTCAATTAAATTTTAATTAAAAGCCCCGCCAATAATCGATATTTAGCGGGGCCGTTTGTGCCGTAATACGTCCGGCAAACGATAAAACTAGTTTTTAGGTGCTCTAAGGATATTTAGAACTTTCTCAGACATATCATGTAAGTCAGATCCAATTGGCAACCAGAAATGGAACACCGTATTGTCGCGGTTAAAAACTTGCTTGTAGTACTCAGTTTTAAAAGATGGGTCGATATCTGAAGCTTTTAACAATCGCCCTTCTTTTTCAATCTTTTGCCCGTCAAGTTCACCACCAACACAGATATTCATTTTAAGTACCAGATTTTAATTAGACTGGACTATAGCACAAAATAAAAAAGCCCACCGATTGGCGAGCTCTTAAATTCATTCTGGCGATTACTTTACATTTCGCCCATTTTAGAAATCTTTATACTCAAGTGTATACCCAACTGTCAAGCGTAAGTTTCTTGACTATCAGGAAGTTCAAAACGGAATGATCGAGAAATACGCGTTCTAATTTCATTTTCCCATTCAGCAACGATTGATTCTCCAAACAGCTCAAATTTCTGATAACTCTTTATATAAGCTGTTTTGGTTGCATCAATGCCAGCAATATTCATTTTCTCTTTCAACGTATATGGTCGTTTTCCAGTTCCATTACACTTCCCACAAAACATGGCCCCATTTGGAAAGCCATTTAAACCAAATGTCTCAATTTTACCCAACCCTTGGCAGACTCCACACATAGCCTTAACAAAAACATGGCCACGCAAAATAATCTCAGCCATACCTTTTGCCAGATTAGTAAGATCACCTTGGGCATTAGTAGGGGTAAATTTTTTCTTTACCATTTCTTTATGAATCTCTACCGCTAATTTATTTCGCGCTCGGAAAAAATTACCTGATTTAATCTCACCACGAACAAACTCAACCTTACCCGGAATATCTTCAATACGGCGTTCGGTTTGAAAATTAAAGTCATACTTACTGTAAAAAGTTTCAGTCTGTTTTTGTGCTGGGGTAATTATTGCGATTCGCTCAAAATCAACCTTTTCAATCAAGACAGTGGCCCAAAGCTTTGCAGCTGGTGATAAAAGTGCTAATTCACCTAAAACAACATCTTTAGAAATTTTCTTACCTTCAGCTTTGCCTTGAGCAATAGCAAGGCGAAGTAACTCAATAAAATCAAACTTTTCAACCAACATAATCGCCTTCCTATTTACCCTTAAATAATAATTCAATTTGCTTTAATGCCATACCAGACTTAACTTGCTCAGTGCTGAACCGTAAAACTGTAAAACCCATCATTGCTGCGGAGTTGTATTTCTCCATATCCCCTAAATAGCCCTTGCCTCTTGTGTGACGGCCTCCACTCCAGATCCCGCCTTCAACCTCAATCAAAATTTTTGTACCAGTAATTAGAAAATCAGCTCTCCATTTGCGTTTTGGATGGAACTTATATTCCTGTTCAAAACCGATCTTGCATGCTCTTAAATGCGTTGCCAGAACCATTTCACCCACACTTGGTTGTCTGGCAACTTGCTTTGCTGAACGCCGCTTTTTATTTTTCTTTATCGGAAATAACTTGCGGTATTCAGCAATGCTGACTGATGACATCAAGCACCACCTTTCAGCAAATGGTCCAATTGATTAGCAAAGCAGTTATAAACTCGCGCTTTATCCTGATCACCAAAAAGGCTGGATGAATGAGCATCTTGTTTATACTTTTGAGCCAGTTTTTCAATTGACTCACTTAGTTCAACCAGAGTGCTTTGCTTTTTACCGCTGAGTGGTTCAATTGAGCGTGATACGTGGTCAGCCATTTCTTTTTCCATCTGATCGAAGTAACTTTGACGTGCTAAATCTCTCGACTTGATTAGCTCTGGTGAAATAAGCTTTTCCATTTCACGGCGTTGCGCTTCAATCCATCTACTGTCCATTTTTTGCGCCCTCCGCATTAAACTTCTTCGCTTGGTCAAGTGCCTTTTCTAATTGAAGTAGCTCGTTGTAATCAGTGTTTGATAGCCCACTGCGGTTATATTTGCCTCGTAATTTTTCACAAAGAGTCTTAACTTCTGCAAAACCGCCGTAAGAATTTATTAACTCTTCAACTGCACAGTGTTGGCATTTACTCATGGCTGGCTCCTTTCTCATCAAGCTCTTTACGCGCCAACCACCACAAAACCACCGCACCGCAAAGTACTGCTGTTACACACGAAATGAGTAAGCCACAGCTTAAAATCTCGAATTTATTCAAGCCGCCTCTCCTTTACCTTTTTGTTGAAATCCAACCTGAATGAGGTATGGCATCAATTTTTGTTGTTGCTCTGGATCTGCAAGTTTCACTGCGACACGTGCAGCAAGTTGTTCATAGCTCTCGTTACCTTCAGCGTATTTGCTTGCAAACTCAGGATGTACAGAAAGTTTTTGAGCAAATGAGTAAATCTGTTTTGAACTAAGAGTATTTGATTCTCCCTGCGGGACTCGGACCTGCGTTCCAGAATTTGGTTTTTTAGATTGTTCACGTGCTTGGTATTTTCCACATGCGTTGATTAACCAATCTGCAAAGTGGTAATTCATGAGTTCATCGCAAAGATTCTTCTCGGCGTTGTAGAGTTCAAATGCTCGTAACTCTCGATCGAACCAATTCGCATTTTTAATCTGCTCGTAAGTTTCCTGATCAGTTGCCAAAAGAATTTCTTCACCAAGTTTTTTCAAACTCAACCATGTTTTTTTATTTTTAGATTCTTCTGATAGATTCTTTGAAAGATTCCGTGTCCCAACGTTGGGACTGTTTAACGGAATTGTTGGGACTCTTTCATGGAATTGTTGGAACTGTTCCGTTGTTGGAACTGTTCCATTGTTGGTATTGTTTAAATCATCATTTTCAGTGTCAAAGTGTACCTTTGTTGGTACTGTTTCCCGACCTTTAACTCCGATCAAAAGATAGACTTTTACCTGCTTAGTTTTACCTTCGCGCTTACCAGTATCGATAATAAATCCGTCTTCAATTAACTCATCAATGATTTTTAAAACGGTCTTACGGTCCATTTCCGTGTCATCAACTAAACGAGCAATACTTGGATAGCATTCATGTGTTTCACCAGCTCGATCGGCTAGTGAAAGAAGGACTAATTTTTTGAGTGGTTTTAATGCTCCACCCACCTTTTGTTTTTGACGGGTTTTCCAAGCCCAAACTGTTGCATCTAGACTCATTTATCCCCCTCTTCATTCAACTGAATGAATGTGCTACCCAAATAGCGGATCCGTTTAGCCCGATATAAACTTGAGATGATCGGGCCAGCATGAATAAGATAAATCCCATGTTTTCCATGCTCGTCAACCAAAGCCTGCATGAATTCATCACGTGTTACAGCAGCATTTTTTTCGTCACGGTTTTGGCGGGCTAAATTTTCCTTCCGTTTTTTCAACAAACCAGACAAAGTTCTTAATGCTGGTTCATGCCAGGATTGAATATGCTTTTGTTGTTGTTCAAAGGTACTCATGACACCTCCGCTAATGCTTGCTCAGCTTTTGTTAGGCGGCGTTTAGCGTTGAGCTCTGCTACTGTTGCTGTGCGGATTTCTTTTGAAGAAACTAGAATCAAATGTTTCTCTGATTTGATGGTCCATAAACTAGTCAAAGTTTTGTTTTTAACTTCAAACAAATCATTTGATTTGAAAGTACGGCACTCTTTAGTAAGCACTACAACGTCACCTATTAAAAAATCTGGTGAGTTGAGTTCGATTGGTTGTTCTGATAAATTGTTTGTGTTCATTTGATCCACCTCAATTGAATGCCTATAAACCACTCCTGTTTGCGCAGGTAGTGGTTTTTTAATATCCAAGCTTTTCTTTTTGACCACTGATTTCGTCATGAAATAAGTCATCCACCGTTTCTATACGGTTCATCCAGCTTTTAGACATAACTAAAAGTGCAGCAACACGTTCTTTATCAATGCTCTGATAATCTTTAGGAACGACTTTTAAACCAAGTAAACTCAATAGCTCGCAAAACATTTCAATTTCATTCAAGCCATTGTTTTTCTTATCCGTTTTAAGCCGAGTAATAGTGCTTGGATCAACTTTTAATTGTTCAGCAATCTCTTTTTGATTGCTTATATCAAGACCATGCAATATGCGGGATACGCCATTTCTGGCGCTTGCAGATATATCAACTGATAATTTGCTCATGGTTAGGTCCTAAGCTATTAATGATCCAAGGTTTCTACTTTTTGTCGTCTGAGGACGAAGTTCAATCCAAATATCTTGATAGTTATCAGGGAAAAGCTCTTTTCGTGTTGTTAAGCCAAGATCTTCGGCAATAACTGCTAGCCTGATTTTTCTATCAAGGGGAATAGCTTTCCATCCACTAACTGATGACGGTGCAATCCCTAAAAGTCTTGCTACCGCTGTGACACCACCTAGCTTGTCAATAAGTTGTGCGTCATTCATAACGTGCTCCTAATTTTTCTTTAATTATTAGGCATTCCTTATATTAAATCAATAGGAATGCCTAATTTTATTTATGTTAGGATTCCCTAACATTGTGAGGATTGTTGTATGAATACTCTTGCTGAACGACTTAGGTATGCCATGGAAGTTTTGCCCCCTAAAAAGATTAAGGGTGTTGACCTAGCTCGTGCTGTAGGAGTCAAGCCACCTTCCGTTAGTGACTGGCTTAGTGGCAAATCAAAAACTATGGAAGGAGAAAATCTTTTAAAAGCCTCTAAATTTTTAGGTGTTAATCCTAATTGGCTCGCTACAGGTAATGGTTCACCGACAAATAACAATATTGAAGATGACCAACTATCAAATGTTATTTTTAGAGATTTGAATCTTCACAAAATTCCTATTCTTGACTTTGTGCAAGCAGGTTTCTGGCATGAAGTCGTTTATGACGGTACTACTCCTCATAGTTATACCTATACAGATTATATAAGTTCCAATCCTGAGGCTATTTTTAGTGTCATAGTCCAAGGTAATAGCATGGAACCAGATTTTAAAGAGGGTGATATGCTTATTGTGGATGCATCTATTGCTCCTAAACCAGGAAGCTATGTAATAGCACAAAATGGTTCACATGAAGCAACTTTCAAAAAATACCGTGTTTTATCTCATGATGAATATGGTAGGGATATATTTGAATTAATACCTTTGAATAAAGATTTCCCAATATTATCGTCAATAACCCATGAGATTCGAATCATAGGTGTTGTGGTAAGACATATGAGAGATTTTAAATAATTTTATAAATTTAACATTACATTACGACTGGGACTATTATGACTACTTTACAAGAACAAATTGAGAATGCTCGTATGCAGGTACATACGGATTCTTATCCAATGTCAATTGGTGAACTTGTTAACCTGTATGATGATGGAGAACTTGATATTCATCCTGAATTTCAACGACTTTATCGTTGGTCAGATGAACAAAAAAGTAAATTAATTGAATCTATTTTATTGGGTATTCCTTTACCCTCGATTTTCGTGGCCCAACGAAAAGATGGCGTATGGGATGTTGTAGATGGTTTACAACGTATTTCTACAATCTTATCCTTTCTTGGAAAATTAAAAGATGAAGAAGGAAAAGTTAAAGAGCCTCTAGTTTTACAAAAAACTAAATATTTGCCCGCTCTTGAAAATAAAGTTTGGGAAAATCCAATTAATCGTGATTTAGAGATTGATATAGAAATTAAACGAATTTTTAAGCGTGAAAAAATAGACATCAAGATTATTAAACGTGAAAGTGATAATGATACAAAATTCGAGCTTTTTCAAAGGCTAAATACTGGTGGTTCAAAACTATCTGATCAAGAAGTTCGAAACTGCATGTTATTAATGCACAATAAAAATGCTTATTTCTGGTTAAAAGATCTAGCAAAAAATTCTGACTTCCTGAATACATTACCTATTTCTGAGAAGCAAACTGAAGAATGCTATGATCAAGAATTAGCTTTTCGTTTTTTTGTTCAAAGACATAGTGATGGCACAACTCGTAAAGAACATTCGGATGTAGGTCCATACCTCAATGCTGAGTTAACCAGACTTTTTGATGAAAAAAGTGGCTTTAACTATGATGAAGAACAAGGAATTTTCATCAAAACTTTTAAAATAGCTAATCAGGCTCTAGGTGAGGATGCTTTTAAAAAATTTAATCATTCAAAAGGAAAATATGAAGGAGCAATTTCATTACCAGTTTATGAAGCCATGTCTGTTGCTTTATCCAACCTCATTAAATCTAGTAAATATGACGATGAGCAATTGATAGATTTGTATAAAGATAAAAGTAAAGAGTTAACTGCTCACGAAGATTTTAAAATCTCTCAAGAAAGAAGAGTTCGACCTCTAGACAGAATGGTATTAATGTCAACTATAGGGCAGGAAATTCTAAAATGAAAATTCGTAACTCTTATGAATTAGATGCCAGTATTGATAATGATATTCTCTGGAGAAAAAGAGAATTCACAACATTAAAGTTTTTAATTCAAGGGGCGCGAAAACATGAAAGAAATGTTCTAATTAGATCGGCAATAGTTCTGCTATATTCCCATTGGGAAGGCCATATTAAACATTGCGCTCTAGCATATTTAAACTATCTCAATCATAAAGGTTATAGTTATGAACAGCTTAAAGATAATTTTTTACTGCTAAGTTTGAACGAAAAATTTAATCAAGGCTTTTCAATAAAAAAATTTCCATCTCAGAAAGAAATTTTTGAATATTTTCGGAGTCCAAGACATGAAAGTTTTCTTATTAAAGAAAGTCAAGTTATCGATACAGACTCTAATTTAAAATATGAAATTGTCTTAAATATTTTAAGACAACTTGGATTAAATGAAAAAGTTTTTGAATTAAAGCAAAATTTTATTGATTCTAAACTAGTACGTTGCAGGAATTGTATTGCCCACGGTGAGTTTTTACCAATCGATGAAATAAATGATACTTACAATGAGGTAGAAACTGAACTTTTAGATATGATTCAAATATTTCAAGATTTGATTAGAGATGCGGTAAGCAATCAAGATTATTTAAAGAAAGTTTCCTAAGAAACTTTCTTTAAAGGGATATCTTTAATTACTTGAACGGTTAAATGTCTTAATCTTATTCTGCTATTTAAAAATTCATTGGTACTTTTAGATCTTAAGATCTTCATTAATTTTTTACATTCGCCTATTGAATTACTTTTAGGCTTAATGATAATCATATGATTCTCTACTGCCACCATCTCATTCATATCTATTAAACTTGCCGTAGCTCTGTACTTATCACCAGGACTAGAGGTTCTCTTAATAATTATAAATGGTGGCGAAATAACTGTTCCATTAAATTTTCTACGTTCATTGGCTTCCGTTATAATCTGCCATGATGGGGTATTTTTTGAATGAAAATATGGATATTCGGGTCCTACCTCTGGATCACGATACGCAACTAAAGGTCCAGTTCGAACTTCAAAGTTATCAGAAAGAGGAATATATTCACCAAAGGACTCCTGCCAAACAATTTTTTTATTGTTTTCCTCATCAAGAATTTTGCCTGACAGTATAAAAACATCTACATCTGTTTTTTTATTAAAACGCCCCCAAATTTGACATATTGCGTCTGACTTCAAAGAGCAAAAATCTCTGAATAAGTTATATCTACTACCTGATCTCAAGACATCAGGTAAGATAGCTGAAAAAAAGCAACCTTCGGGGAATATTCTTAAAAAATGATCAAAAACTATACCTGCCGCGTTAATTTTTCCTGATTTCCAATAATATTTATTTGGTGAAGGCCAAATAGAAAATGGAGGATTAAGAATAGCATGTGTCACTTCACTTACATCATTTTTAGTTAGAGTTAAGACATCTTTTACTTGTATATTAATAAAAAAAGATAAGGCATCCTCAATAGAACAGTCTTTATTTACACCACGTCTTAATGCTTCAATGACAAGTCTTAATTTAGTAGATTCAATAAAGGATTCATGAATATCAAATCCCCAAAGCACTTTCCCCCATTTTTTTAGTGTACTTGATAAATTTTTCTCTACTCCCAACATTCTTGAACACTCGATTAGTAAATTACCAGCACCACAAGTAGGATCAAGAATAATTGAATCAAAAGTTACAGCCGAAGGAAAAGCTTTAACAGTTGCAGTAGCCAAAATTTGACCAGTAAAAAAACTACCAGCCTCTCTCATTTCTTCAATAGTTAGGCATTCTCTTAAAACAAGATCAATAGAATCTAAATCAATCGCTGCATCTAACAAGGTTAAATCTGTACGTTCAATAGTATTTCTTAAACTATTGTTATGATTGATCAATTGATTCATTTTAAAAAACTGCAGAAATATAGGAATATATTCTAATATTTTTAAACTTTAAATTCTATATTGACAAATAACAACTACTTGTTTTCTAAAACAATATTTATTTTTGAATAATTTAAAATCTGCAGGAGTTTAAATCAATATCTATAGAATATCTTAAGGTATACCTAATAATAAAATATTAGGCATACCTATTGACTTAATAATTAGGTTTACCTAATATTTATTTCGTAGACAACAAAAAAGCACACCGCCCCTCCCCAGGTCCGATGTGCTTTTGCAAAACTGCGAGATCAATTATGAACGTAAAAGCTCCTCCTTTCAACTCATTTGCATTTGTCAGCATGGCTGCTCTTGCAATCTCTGGTGGTTCTTTAGTTGCTTGCCAATTGCAACCAGCTTTCCAAACAAAAGAAGCTCCTTCTCTATTTACTCCAAAAACGCAACCAAGTACTTACGGAGTTTTAACCGCAAAAATCACAGGTAAACATTCTGGCGTTGCTGTAATTAAATTAGATAGCTTCCGTTTAAACGTTAGCTTTGATTTTGAAGCTCATCCAGACAGTTACGGCGTTCCGGGTTCTGAATTTACCGCTGTTGATATTACTCAACTCACGGTAAATGAAATTACTGACATTAACGGTAAGTCATATAACGATTTCACCGAATTTGAAGACATCCGCAACATCAATGACCTTCTAAAAGGCTTCATCGAACGTAACAAGTTGGTGGAGGCTTAAAGATGACTCATTTCAAAAAGCACCCCGACGGCTACAAGTCATTTTTAGGCCGTGATGATAAGGGCCTCTACTCTGTTCGTATTGGCTGGCAAGTGTACGCATCTAATGCTAATGGCTCAGTTCTTTACAAAGTTAAAGACGGATTTAAGACGCCTTTAAATGTGTTCAGGTTCCAAACTGACTATCCAAAAGTTTGGAATGAACTCACACAAGAAATTGATTTCCAACGCAGAAAGCAGCTCGCAATAAAACTGCGTGAAACAAACATCCCTACTTATGACCGCAAAGCTTATAAAACTAAGCGCGGCTTTACTGGCTCTAGATGAGGATAAGAAAAATGACAGTTTTCTTCAAAAAGGCAGAACGCAAAAATGCGAAATTGCGCTTAGCTCTTGCTGGGCCTACTGGATCAGGTAAAACATTCACGGCATTAGTATTAGCTAAAGGTATCGGAGGCCGTATTGCTGTTGCGGATACTGAAAATAGTAGTGCTGAACTATATGAAGATTTGGTGGAATTTGAACACGCTAATATTCAGCCTCCTTACACTCCTGAAAAGTTTATTGAAGTCATCAAAGCTGCTGAAGAAGCTAATTTTGATACTTTAATTTTAGACAGCATCACACATGAATGGTCTGGTGTAGGTGGATGTTTAGAGATTGTTGATCAATTAACTTCTTCTACATTCAAAGGTAATTCTTGGGGCGCATGGAGCCAAGTAACTCCACGCCACCGTAAATTTATTGATGCAATGCTTCAGTCAAGCATAAATATCATTGTGACTATGCGCTCAAAGATGGAAACCATTCAAACCAACGATAACGGCAAAAAGAAAGTCGAAAAAGTGGGAATGAAGGCTGAACAGCGTGATGGCATTGAATATGAATTTACGACTGTTCTTGATTTAACTCATGACAATATTGCTGTCGCAACAAAGGACCGTTCCCGTTTATTTCTAGATCCTCGCCAGTTAGGTGAACATGACGGTGTTTTACTAAAACAATGGCTACTTTCTGGATCTGCAAATGCTTGTATTAATGGAAATCAATATTTAGAACTTGAGCATTTAATGTTGCAAGCGGGAATTGATATTGGAAATTACTGTGCAAAACGCGGTCTAAATAGCCTGCATGATGTAAAACAGCAAATTTATGAAGAGACTTGTGAAAGCATTAAAAAAATCCTCTGTACACGACAAATTTCACAGAACCCTTATCCTATCAGGATTCTGCCTTCTTAAAATTGCCAAAATTTCCTTAAACTCTTCTTTTTTCCCAAAACCAATTAAACGCTGAATCGCCATTTGAACATAGTCTAAACCATAGCGAAATAAACTCATTGAGAGTCGTCCATGCTTCTTTATTTTTATCGCTTTTTTTTGATCATGTTGCCATTCACCCGTTAAGTAACACCAACAGAAGCTTATAGCTAACACCGCAATCAATTTTTTCACTCGTCTAGGGTCTGTCAAGCGCGTATTTTCAAGATTAAACCCGCGTCCTTTGAGACAACTGAATAAGGTTTCAATTTCCCAGCGTAATGCATAATCCTGAATAGCATTGGCATTAAACTGAGGAGAAACGACGAGTAAAAGCTCTCCATTTTCTAACTGTAGTGCACTTATATATAGTTTCACCCGACCAACCAAAATCCGTCGTTTACGACATTCAATTTGACCAACTTTAAGATGGCGAAATAAATCACTAATTTTATGATTCTTTCCTAAATGATTGGTGACAATGAAGTTTTTTTAACACGAATGCAGAAGTTGATGTCTTGTTCAATTAACCATGTAAACCACTGCTCACCGATAAACTCTCTGTCTGCGAACACATTCACAATACGGTCTTTACCAAAAATGGCTATAAAGCGTTGAATCAAAGCAATGCGCTCTTTCGTATCTGAATTTCCACGTTTATTAAGCAATGTCCAAAGGATAGGTATCGCTATTCCACGATAAACGATTGCGAGCATCAGGATATTAATATTTCGTTTTCCCCATTTCCAATTGGTTCTATCTAAAGTCAGTTGCACTTGGTCGAATGAAAACATATTGAAAATCAACTGAGAAATTTGACGATAATCAAAATACTGACCTGCAAAGAAGCGCTGCATACGTCGATAAAATGATTGTGGTAAGCACTTGATGGGCAAGGCTTTAGATGCAGAAGAAAGATTACATGTTTGCTTTAAAATAATCACAAGCATGATGAGCGCAAAGCACTTTAAATGTGACTTGTTCCATTTTAGAGATTTGTTTAAGATAAGATATAACTCATTGAGATGTGTCATAGTATTCGTCGTTAGAAAACAATTATTATGACATTATTTCAATGAGTTATCTATTTTTGTCGTGTACAGAGAAAAAAATCATTCAACGTAATCATCTCGCTCAACAAGAGAACGAGCAACAACTCATCAAGCAGCAAGAACAGACTTTAGAAAACGAGTATCAACTCGCTTTGAAACACATCGAGTCTGCAATTCGTCTAAGCGACTTAGATTACCCGGCTAATTACTTCAAGGGAACTAAGTATGAACAAAACATTTTAAACGCATGTACAGCTAAATCAGATATGGAAGGATGGTCAGCATGAATAATCTAATCACTGCAGCTGAAGCATTTGCAGCTCTTCAAAACGGTAAAACTGTTCTATGTCGTCCAGCCGGAGACATGTTGGACTTTGCCGATTTAGATCAATTCCCCGCTTCTGTTTTTGGCAAACCGGGTTTTGAATTCTGCATCAAAATCGAAACTATTGAACTGGCTGGCATTACATTCACAAAACCATTGACTATTGAAGAATATGAAGACGGTCAGGAAGTTTTTGTAATCAGTACATATTCACCTACGGTCTATGTTTTAGATTTCAAAACTAACTCATTAATTGATTCTATTAACAGTGGCTTCGTTCAACGTGATGCAGAAAACGCCAAGCTTCAATTAAAAGCACTATCTAAAGCGTTAGGTTTTGAAGTTAGTGACGATTTAAGTGTTATTCGCCTAGGTGAGGAACCAAAAAAACAGCGTGGTAAAAAATCAAAAGCTGAGACACCAGCTAAAGTAATACCTTCTGAAGTTTTTCCTACCAATAATAAGTCAACGATTGTTATTACAGAACAAACTAATGTCACAGCTTCCGAGGATCTATTAACTCCAGTATCTAATGAACTTGAATCAGATCCAGAATATCAGAAGACATTAGATACCCTTCTCCAGCGTGTTAAAGAGTCAAAAACACCAGCTGAGGTAAATGCTGTTTATCGATACACCCGTACATGGTCAGATAAACAAATGGAGCCTTTGCTCAAAGCTACTCACAAACGTTTGACTGAGCTTGCAGATGAAAAGCCTGTAGAGAGTGAACCACCTTCATTAATGGTCCAGATCCAAACTGCACCGGACCTTACTACGTTAGATGCTTTGGAAATAGATGTTGCCGCACGAGATCCACAGATTCAATCACGACTCATGGATTTTGTTAAGAAACGCCGCTTTGAGTTAGAAAATGCAGCATCAAACGAACCTGATTATTTACTGGAGGAACCTTTCTAATGTCAAAACAAACTACTCCAGAGTTTCTTTTCGAGCCAAAGCTGCTACCAATGCAGCTTTTCGAGAAGTTCATTGTGTTCAACGTAAATGCCGGGTATCGCGGGAAAGGCACACCGCACGGCGTGAACTTAATTAAAGGTAATAAAGGCACCCTTTCAGTAAGCAACGAAGGTGTGATGAACAAAGCAGCTCAAGAGCGATACAAGCTAATGCTTTTGAAATATTTCAAAGAAGGTCGCACTGCAATGGATGAGCTGGATCATGAAGTTAAACGTATTTATAGAATGGTGGCGTGAATGCTAAAAGATTTGAGAAATCTTTCTGAAAAAGAACAGCAAGAATATTTGGATCGTTTCATTATGGCTAATGAAGAGCAAAAATTCCCCCAAGAAGTTGTGGCGCTTTATTTAGATTGCTCACCATGGACATTAGCTAGAATGCGTTGTGATCAATCATCACTGCCTTTTTCGAAAATTGGAAGACGTGTTTCATATAAAAAGAAAGACGTTTTAAAGTATGAGCAAAGTAGGACTGTGCTTAATACAGCGCAACTTGCAACTGTATAAGGATTTAGTTAAGAAATAATTGTAGTTTCCATGATAAATATTGGGTGACAAATAATTAAAATTGCAAAAAGTTTTAGTTGACACTTTTCAAAATTTGCAATAAATTTTGATTACCCAAATCTCTTTAGGACTTAATTATGGATTTATCGAAGAATCCCCCTCCAAGCTATTATGATGCATCACTGAATGATGAAACATTAAGCTTTTTTGCTAACCATATGCTAGAAGTTTTTTCACAAACTACTCAAGATCTTAGTAGAAAAGATGATGATAATTACACTATCAGTTGTGCAATTTTTGGAAGATGCCGTAATAGGTTTGCTCGTGAAATTCGTAGTGGCAATGCCCCATCTCCAACATATTTAGAAGATTCTTCAAATAAATTCACCTTTAAAATTGGAAACACACCTGGTATCCGTTTTTTTAAAGAATCTGATCATTTAAAACCGAAAAGACCAAACTTTTTTAAGCAAAGTTACAATCTAGAATTATTTGAATCTGATTCAGAAGTTCCTGTTTTTTGGCGATTCATTTTGGTTCCAGCTAAAACTGATGACGAAGAAACATTTATCGCTTTTGTTGGTTTTAACCAGAAATTACAGCCGATTACAGCTTGGACATCTAATAAGACTTCTAGATTTATTTTTGATCCAGCGGCTATATTGCCAGAACCAGCAGAATTGAAACGCTATAATATTGATGATCTATTAGCTGATGATGATTTAGATGATGCAAGCGGAATCAAGTAAATCTTCAACAGCAAATAGGCAAAAGTTGATGAGAAAATGAATACTTATTTTAATGGTCTAGAATTGCGGCTCTTACGTCAATTTAATCATTTGTCTTTAGAGGACTTATCAATTCGTGTTGGTAAGTCACGCCAATTCTTGCATAAAATTGAAATGAACCAAGTTGTTCCTACACCTGATTTAATTGATGTACTTAGCAACTTCTTCAATGTAAAAACGGATATTTTTTACAGTTCTCATCCGATTTTACAAGAAGAACAAATCAATTTTCGAAGCAACAAAACTGCCAAAATTTTTACAAAGCAATCAGTGATCGCTCAGGGTGAATATTTAAAAAGGTTAGTAGAATTTATAGAGGCAAATTTAAGGCTCCCTAAGTATTCAATACCTTCTGTTGAATCTGTAAAGAATTTTCAAGATATTGAAAATGCTGCGCTTCAATTTAGAAAATATTTTAATTTAGGGTTGGGACCTATTAGCGATATGACTCAATTAACTGAAATGCTTGGAATTTTTGTAACTACTTTTCCAAGTGTTTCAAGCGAAGTCGATGCTCTATCTATTGCATCTAAAAGACCAATCTTTGTTAATAACGAAATTAGTAGTACTTGTCGCCAGCGTTTTAATTTAGCTCATGAATTAGGACATCTTGTACTACATGATGGTTGTATTACAGGTGACACTCTCACTGAGTCGCAAGCGCATCGTTTTGCTAGTGCTTTACTTATTCCACAAGAAATGATGATTTCTCATTTCCGTAATTGCTTTAATGGTAGATTTAATTGGAATAAATTAAGTGAGATGAAAACAAATTGGAAAATAAGTAAGGCAGCTTTGCTCTATAGAGCTAAATCTTTAGATCTTTTAAATGAAACAAGTTATCGTAGTGGCTTTATTCATTTGAAGCGTACTGGTGAGGCTATTTTAGAATCAGAAGATCATGAAATACCTAAAGAAGTTCCAACTTTACTAAATACATGTTTCAAAGCTTTAAGTAAAAAAGGAATTTCAGCAATTGATATAGCTAATGAATTAAATATATCTCTAGATCTATTAAATAAAATTACGCAATTAGATTTACAGCCACAAAATCCTTCTAAACTTAAATTAGTTATTTGATTAAAGGCGGTTTAGACCGCCTTTATTTCTTTTAATCTTTCTGCCCATACAGATTGGTAATTAAAGCAATCAATCTTACCTTGATACACCGCTTCAATCATGTTCATTGAAGCTCTTAATTCCTCATCTGGAATTTGAACATATCCACCTGTCACATCAATTCTTGGTTTAGCCGTGTGATTAAGAAGTCTTTTTGTCACATAAATATTAAATCTTAAAAGGTTGCATATAGTGGCAAATGTACGGCGGAAATCATGCATTGAAACGTAATAGTCAACTTCTTTACCCACTCTATTCAATAATGTATCTACCTTAGTCGCATGCATATTCCACGAAGTAGGCATCTTAGTAGCTGGGAAAACCCAATCGTTTTCTCTTAATAACCAACGTTCACGCAAAATACTGTGTAGATGATCACCAATAGGAAAAGTATGATCTGAACCATTTTTGGTATCTCTAAAAGTTAAGGTACCATTTTTAATATCTACATCAGACCACTTTAGACAACATGCCTCCTGTTTACGGCATCCCGTATACATGCACATCAATACGATATCCCGATGCGTGTTTGACCTAGCAGTATTTTCCAGATTTAACTCATCTTCATAATGAAGCACTGCATTGTAATATTTGTGAATGATGTCTTTATGGAGATGTCTATCCCTACTTGCTATTTTATTCCAACCTCTTGTTACGGAAATAATGTCAACTGGATTACTTTTAAGAATCGGGTTCTCATCTGTTGAATAAAGAACATGAATATACTTCCATAAGGTACCTAAAAGAGATACAGCACCATTTGCTGACGACTCACTTACTTCTGATACCTCAATAAATCGATCCAGTACTTCTTGCTTAGATATCTGGAAAAGCTTTTTGTTGCCCCACCCCAAATATAAATCAAAGTACTTACGATACTGCCTAATTGTTTTTGGTCTAAAGTCATTTCTATCAATATAAATTTGAAGAGCTTCATTCACTGTAATATCTAAAGGATTAGCAACATTCTTTAATTTGATAGGCTTTTCATATTCATTGTTTGAAATTTTCGCCAGAATCATCTGAGCTTTTGCTCGAGCATTTGTTGCAGGAATATCGGTAGTTTTACCAATTGTCACTCGATAGAGTTCACCTTCATGCCTCCTTTCAACAATATAAGTTTTACTTTTATTAGTTACCCGAACAGCAAAACCGATCAGTTCTGCATCTCTATATATTTTTTGACCTTTTTCAGTTAATGGAATAGCATCAACAGTAGATTTGTTGAGTTTCAT